GTTGTATTGACCGCAGGATGGCGTTGCACTGGAACTGAGGCAAACACAGCTACACCACCAGTGACTTTTACGGCAACCAGTTATGGAACATGTACATTCCCTGAGCCTCAAGCCGGTGGTTCTTTCACCCCATACAACCAATTGACGCAGTCTCAAGTAGTTGGTTGGTGTTGGGCAAATGGGGTCGATCAGACGGCTACAGAAGCGGCTATCAATACTAATTTAGCGGCTCAATTGAATCCTACACAAGTACAAAATCCATTGCCTTGGAACACTCCTGCGGCATAATGATGAAGGGGAAGCCACCACCCCATTTTGGTGGCATTTTCACGGAGATGTGAGATGAATTCAATTACTCTAACAACAGACTTGGTTAACTCGATCATGCAATATCTGGGCAACCAGAAATTTGTTGAGGTTGCAGGTCTTATTCAAGAAATCCAAAAACAAGCAAACGCTCAAGGCGCACAGCCTGCCGCCGAAGTCGCCCCTGCACCTGCAGAGGCTACACCAACCGCCTAAACCACAGGAGCCATCATGCAATTTTTGAACGACATTCGTACTTATGTTGAAGAATTCAGTAGTGAAGCAAATGATGAAATTCACCGCTTCATTGATTTCTTAAAAGACAAATATGAGGCAATGCAACCCAAAGAAGCAGTGGTGGCTCCTCCTTCTCAACCTATTGCCGAACCAGTGCAAGCGCCCGTAGAGGAGCCTGCTGTTGAAGCACCAGTGGAAGAGGCATCAGTGGCTAAAGAAACTCCTGTGGAGGCCGCAGAGGCCCCTGTTGAAGTTCCTGCAATCGATGCATCTACTACTAATTAAATTAGTATTGGTCTTGGTTTATGGAAACTCATGAGTTAGCGACTAAAACGGACAAACAGCTAAATGTTCACGAGGCTGTATGTGCCGAGAGGTATGCAGACATATCACGCCAACTTAAAGAGGGCGACAAGCGTATGAACAAAATAGAGTACATGCTCTATGTTGTGATTATTCTTGTTTTGTTTGGGCCCGGTGTTGCCGCTGAATTTGTCAAAAAACTAATAGGAATTTAAATGGATCCGTTTACTCTTGCAATGATGGCTCTTGGGGCAGTCAAGTCAGGAGTAGCTTTCTATAAAGAAGCAAAGTCCGTTGGAAAAGAAGCCTCCGAGGTTATTCACGAGATAGCAGGAGGTCTTTCTTCTTTTTTTGAGCATCAAGATAAAGCTATTCAGGTTGCTGAAGAAAAGCAGAAAAACCCACCCAAGGGTAAATCTATTCAAGCTCAAGCGTTGGAAAATGTTTTGATGAAAAAGCGTTTGCAACAAGCTGAATACGATTTGCGACAAATGTTGATATATGAAGCTCCTCCTGAACTTGGAGCTTTGTGGACAGAGTTTGACGAAGAACGAAGAAAACTTTTAAAAGACAAAGCTAAGTACGACGCCGCTCAAAAAAAAAGGATGAACGAGAAAGGCGTGAACATGAGAAGTATGTTCAGAAGTGGCAATTTCGAATTGCAATTTGCATAGGAATTCTTGTTTTTTTTGTAACTTTTGCAGGATTGATGTACATGATTCATCAAGATTATTTAAGAAGAAGAGAAGGACAAGCGTGGTACAAGCAATATAAAGAAAGACACAATCAAGACACAAAAGAGTGGGAATGCTTTAAAACATTCAGAGACACAGGTTATGTATTGAGTGATTGTAATTAGGAGAAAACAATGAATTGGTTAGAACAGGTTGCACCAACAATTGCTACAGCACTAGGAGGGCCTTTAGCAGGTCTTGCGGTAGAGGCTGTCTCCAAAGCTCTTGGCGTTAGTGGTGATGAGGCCAAAAACATCCTAGACGAAGGCAAGATGTCTGCTGACCAAATCGCACAAGTTAAGGTTGCAGAACTTGAATTGCAAAAACAAGCTCAAGCTTTGGGTTTGAATTTTGAGCAATTAGCGGTTCAAGACCGTAGTTCTGCACGAGACATGCAAATTGCGACTAAGTCATTTCTTGTACCTACCTTAGCAATCATTATTGTTGTGTCGTTTATTGGAGTTGTTGTAGGTACGATGATGGGGTTATCCCATATAGAGTCTGCAATGGCGGGTACTTTAGTGGGTTACCTTTCAGCTAAAGCTGAACAAGTGGTAGCTTTTTATTTTGGTTCATCCGCAGGTTCTCAGCGTAAGGACGAACTTTTACATCAATCTACTCCTGTACCATGATAGAAAATTTTGAAAAATCTTTAGAATTAATTCTTGCTAGTGAAGGCGGTTTTCAAACGGAATCCGCTGATAGTGGCAATAAATTGCCTGACGGTCGTGCAGGTTCTACTAATTTGGGCGTTACACAAGCTAATTGGGAGGCTTTTCTTGGACACCCTGTGACTTGGAATGACATGAAAGCTTTAACTTCTCAGACGGTCAGTCCTTTCTACAAAAAGAAATATTGGGACAAAGTCATGGGCGACGAGCTTCCTACCCCGGTTGATTTCATGATGTTTGACTTCGCCATCAATCATGGCGTAGGAGGCTGTGTAAAGGTCATGCAAGGCGTTGTTGGCGTTCCGATGGATGGTGGCATGGGGCCACAGACTTTAAACGCTATAAAAGCAATTCCTGTTCAGCAATTGATTCAGAAATTTTCAAATGCAAAAGAAGCGTATTACAAGAGTTTGAACAATCCCACTTACGAAAAAGGTTGGCTTAACCGAGTGGCAAAGGTAGAAAACGATGCTTTAAACATGATTGCTTAAAGCGACCTTGTAGGAAAACTAACCTGATGGGAAAATAGACAAAACAATGGGGAAATTATGAGCACCAATATACCATCATGGGTAATGACTTATGACAGTCTGACCTACTATGTACTTCAGTACCTAGAACGCTCAGACACGGCTACTATTAACGCCATCCCCACTTTTATTACTTTGGCTGAGTTTGAAATTGCTCAAGAGATTAAAACCTTAGGCCAACTTCAAGTTGCTGAATCAATGATGAACATTGGTCAGCCAACGATTGCCAAGCCTGCGCGGTGGCGCAAAACCGTCTCCATGAATATCACGGATGCATCTGGTAATCGTACTCCTATTTTGCTTCGCAAGTACGAATATTTGACTAATTACTGGCCTGACAATGCCAATACATCAAAACCTTTGTACTACGCTGATACAGACTGGGATCATTGGTATGTTGCACCCACACCGGATGCGGCTTACAACTTTGAAGTGCTGTACTACGAGCGGATTGCCCCATTGAGCTCAACAAATCAAACCAATTGGCTGACCCAGAATGCCCCAACAGCAATGTTGTACGGCACTTTGTTGCAGGCAATGCCTTTTCTCAAAAATGATCAGCGCGTGATCTTCCAACAAAAATACAGCGAGGCTATCAAGTCGCTGAAAGATGAGGATGTATCTCGTGTTGGTGACCGACAAGCCGTTGCTGTGGATAGCTAATCATGACTACATACTCCTCACCCTATACCGGACAGACCATCAACCCATCGCAAGTTGGGTATGAAGCGCTGACGATCAGTACAAACACGACTCTACAGTGGCCCATCAACAGCAACAGTTCGAGCGTAGTTGCCAACATCATCGATGTAATTGCAACAGCCAACAGCCTGCAGTTGATTTTGCCTCCTGCCTTGGAAGTTTCTGTTGGTCAGGCATTCATCGTTCGCAACATTGGCAATGGCTCGCAGTATTCGTTCACTGTCGCCAACAACTCCGGCGGCACGATTCAGACAATCCCTGTTGCACCGACGACTTCGACGGTCAACACCTATTACATCTACCTGACTGACAACACCACAATCAATGGCACATGGTCAACGATTGCTTTGGGTATTGGTACTTCGGCTTACAGCGCGAATACGCTTGCCGGGTATGGCTTAGAGGCCATCAATAACACCGTCAATACCATTCTGCAGGTCAATCAGTTTGGATCAAACTACACTTTAAAAGCACAAGACCAATCGTCTTTGTATGTGTGGACTGGTGGCGCAGGCACAATAACTTTGCCTCAAGCAGGCACTGTTGGCGCAAGTTGGTATGTGGTGATCAAAAATGACGGAACAGGCATTTTGAATGTTGCCGCACAAGGTACAAGCCAAATTGACTTCAACGGCACCGCAATCCAATTGCAGTTGGCTGAATCGTTTGTGATCACTACTGATGGCACAAACTGGTTCACCTATGCCTATGGTCAATCCCCAATATTCTTCTTCACTTTATTGAGTCTGCCGGTTACCGGTGGCACTGTGACGCTGACTTCTGTTCAAGCATCGAGCATTATTCAAGAATACACCGGCACCCTGACAAGCAACTGTACAGTTGTCTTGCCTCCAACGGTGCAGTTTTATTCATTTCAAAATAATACCACCGGCTCGTTCTCGCTGACATTTACGA